ATCGAGCGGACCGGGGTCCGGCGCGGCCGAAGGCGGCGGCGGGATCACGATCACATAATCTGTCGTCGCGCTCAGCTGCGGCTGGAACGGCTCGCCGGACCGGGCCTTGAAGGATGCGCGTGCCTGCCGCCACACGATCGTGGCGGACTGCGAGGAGAACATTTCCCAGCCGCCCACCATCGTCGCGGTATAGGGCACGCCATTATCTGTTCCCGTGCGCTCGAACTGCACGATCTTGCCACCTTGCGTTCCGAAAAAAGCATCCGCGCGAAGCCTGCCGAAGCACATGGCGTCGATGTTGGTGTATCTGCACCACGCGCCGGTGGCGATGTTGACGCCGCCCATGGTCAGGCTGCCGGGGATGCCGCCGGGGAAGGTGACGAATATCCCGCCAAACTCGTCCCATTTGCACATCGTCCACGGCAGCGCGCGCTTGGCGTTCACTTCGTCGCGCCACATGGGTTTGATCGGCCGCGTAATGGCCGCCAGTTCGAGCTGCGAGGTGTCTTTGGTGATGGATGCCGAGATCGGAATGATGCCGTCGACAGTAGCGATGAGAACATCGCCGCCGATCGGGGTCCAGCAGTTCATGCCGAGCGGGAACGAGGTGGCGTATCTGCCTTCCTGCCGCCAGTTCGCGGCCGTGCTCGGATCGCTGCCGGTGAAGATCAGCAGCTCGCCTTGGTCCGTCATGAAAACGCACTTGTCGTCGATGCCGTCGCCCGCATCGATCGACCAAGTGAAGCCACACAGCAGCTTGCCGCCTTTGGTGGCAGCGCCAGCGAGCGGGATCTGGAGGATACGGCCTTGGAAGGCGTTGGTCGGCAAGTACCACGCGTTCATGGTGCCGCCTTCAATAAAGAAAAAGCGGCCTCGGTACTTCCATACATAGGTCAGGTTGTGGCCCGCGATGCAGGATGGCGGCGGCGTGATCGCCGGGTCGGCATTGATCTGGCTGGCGTTGAACGTCGTCCACGTCGTGCCGTCGAAGTGCAGCACGAAGTCGCCAGCCTCGTTGCAGACCAGCATGTGGTCGCCAGCTTGGTTTGCCAGCTGGCTGGCGACGTAGTTACCGGACAGCTGGCCGGTCTTGATCGACACCGGAACCGACGCCGTGACATCGTACAGCTTGGTGGCATTGCCCGCGTACATCCGCTGCTGGTTGCCGCTGATGAAGTTGAACATGGAGATGACAGGCGTCGTCTCCGGCAGCGACGCCCACGTCTTGGTGCCGCCACGCAGCTTGGTGCCCTTCATCGTAGGGAACCAGTTGTCGAGCACCAGCGCGCCGCCGGGCTGCATGAAGCTCTCGTTCTCGTTGAGGATCAGCCCGCGCGTCGGCGCGGGCAGCGTCACGGTTTGGAGTTGCTGCGCGACCTGCGCGGGCACCGCCTGCCGCTTGAACCCCTGATATACAGCTACGGTCATGGCGTCGGCCACGGGTAGGCGACACGCGCGTTCGCCGAGATCGGATGCCGCCCAACAATGATGGGCGCGGGCCGGTCGTGGCCCATCGCCACCGCCAGCGCGTCAGTGTAGGTGCCCATATCTTCCGCGTAAGAGGTACCCTTGTTTTGCTTCCACTGCCAGATCATGCCGAGCTTCAAGAGCCGTTCGTCGAGCCGGAAGCTGTCGGTGTCGGCCACGAAGGCGTCGCCGACGCCGCCGGAGGTGAGGTTGACGCAGTTCTTTTCGAGGTAAGGGAAGTAGACGCTGGTGCCGATAGCGAGTGTTGGCGCGATCAGCATCTGGCCGCCGAGCATCGTCCACTCACCTGCGGCGTCGTAGTAATTGCGTGCGCGCCGGTTCAGCCACTCATCCGTATCCGGGACAAATCGCATCGGGTACTGCGTCTGCGTCGAGCGCCAGACATTGGCGGTCAGCAGCATGCGCTTGTAGTTGGCGGGAAGATTGAACCCGGCGGCGACGCCGTCGCCGGGATAGGTCTGCACCTTGCGGAATACAGTCCAATCACGCGTGTCGTAGCTAATGCGCTGCGCCATCTCGTTGGCGAGCGCCAACATCTCTTGCATGGTCCTGTTGGCGACGAGGTTGGAGGTGACGGACGTCGGCTGTTGAACGCCGACGACCGCGCAGACATCACGAACCACGCTCAACAACGGCATGTCATGCAGCCTTTTCCGGGCGTGAGTTTTCAGCCATCCGCGTCAGGTTCTTGCGGTTCAGCGACCCCATCGGAGCCTTGCCGGTCTGCGCCTCGATGTACGCGCGCAGCTCGTCCAGCGACATCGCGTCGAACTCGCTGTCGGTGTTACCCTCGGCGGCGCGGCGCTCCTGCTTGAGCTTCATGTCCTCCTCCAGCACGGCGTTGCGCGCCTTGAGCGCGGCCAGCTCCTCGGCCATGCGCAGGTTCGGTGCCGCCATCTTGCTTTCGCCGATAAACTCGGTGGCCGCGTTCTTCATCTCGCGTCCACCCGGACCGAGGTTCTTCAGCTCCGCGCCTTCAACGGCGGCGAGCTGCTCGACGGTGTAGATGTTCTGAGCCTTCAATTCGGAGCGGCGGCCCTCGCTGAGAAACGGCGCGAAGTCGAGCGGTGTGCCCTGCTTGGTCTGCGACGCCTTGGCCTTGAACTGGCGATATTGATGGCTGAACCGCTCCGCGTAGCTTTGCTTGGTCTGCTCGCCGGTCAGAGGGTCGTCGATCCAGCGCGCGAAGGCGGTGGCCGGAAACACTTTCACGTCTTTTGAGCCGGGCGCGCGGATCTCGCAGATCTCTTGGTCATCGAAGATCGGCCGTCCTTCTTCCAGCGATTTTGTCTTGTTCTCGATCGCGAGGTGCTTGAACAACACGACGAGAAGATCATCAGGGTCTTGAACAGGCATAGTGCTTCCTTCCTTGTTTGAAATGTCTCCGGCCGCCTCCGCGGAAGGAAGGCTTGACCTACACGTTGGCGGCCGGAGTATCCGTTTTCCCGTCGTTGTTCGGCGTCAGGAACCCGGAACGCTGTCGTACATACGCCAGTTGAACAGCGGGTTGGTCATCGTCAGCTCGCCCATCCAGCCGATAAATTGCGCGATCGCGTCCTTGTCGATCGGCATCTGACCATCGCCGTCGAACAGCTTGTCGAAGTTGCGGGCGCTGTTGTAGCGAAGCCGCAGCGTGTCGGTGTTGATGCCAAAGGTCGTATTTGCAGGCATGTTCGAGCCAATACCACCATCGAGCACGATCTCGGCACGCTTGCCGCCGCCGATATATTCGAGCGCCGAGAAGCCGAGTTTTCCAAGAGAAGTCTCATTCTGCTGCCGCTGGATGGCGACGGTCGCGGCGTCGTAAGCCGCGTAGTGCTCCGGCGACATGATGAGCAGATCCGCGTAGTCGCGACCACGCGAACGCTGCGTCATGATGTAGTTGAGCATCGGGCGGATGGTCGTAGATGACACCTGCGTCGCGCCTGCGAGGAAGCTGTTCGCATCAAACGTCGCCGTACGCCAGATGATGGCGGAGCCGCGGTCGATGCCGCCGTAGACGCCGGTGGTGTTGGCGATCGGGATGGCGGTTGCCAGACCTGTGATCTGCTTGTTGCCGTTCGCGGTGCCGTCCGAGTAGATGCCCTGATCCATGGCATCCTCCAGCGCCTTTTCCGCCGCCGAGATGTAGCTCTCGTAGACGTCCATCAGCTGGTTGTCGCCTTGGTTGTTGAGGATCTCTTGGTAACTTAGGATAATCGGAATGACCACCATCTTCGGATCGAAGAAGGCGTCATTGAATAAGTCTATGGCAGGATTGAGTAATTGGTCGTAGCCGGAATACCACTGCGCGGATTGCTTGCCGATCTGCAGCGTCTGGCGGATCTTCGGCCCGCTGTAGGTCTGCCAAAGCCCCTTGCGGCGCATGACGGCGAGAAGGGCGTTGTTGTTCGAGACGAGATCCTCGTAGCCTGAGCTGCGATCTTCGATCGCCATCGAGAGGATCTGTTGGTAGGCGGCATTACTCGTTACGTTGGGCATGTGCTCAACTCCAAAGGGTTCAGATACTGCCGTTCAAACGCGCGATGGCGTTCGCAACAGCTGCGCGAGGGGTTGGACTTGCCTGTCGAGGTCGCCGCGAAGTCCCGTTAGGGCCTATCTCGCTGGTGCCGTGGATCGAGCGGTCCGGTTCTCGGGTCTGAGCCGATGGGTTGCGCGTCTGAGGCGCTCGGGTGGTCGGGTGGAGCAGCTCCGCCCGCCGGTAGGCCGTTTCGAGATCGAAGCCGAGTTTCAACTCGCGCTCAATGACGGTCCCGAGTTCGTCGAAACGTGGATGCGTATCGGCGAACACGTCGATCGCGGACCGGGTCTGGACGAACTGCTGGTTAGTATGCATCTGCTGCACGGTCTGTTGCAAGGACTGGATCTGCTGGTGCAGCGCCCCGATCTGCTGGCTGGCCGCCTGCTGCTGGTTGCCCATCTGGAGCTGGCGGAGCTGGTCCGGGGACTGGCTGAGGACGTGATACGCGATGTCGCGCAGGCCGATCTTCTCGCCGTCGGGGGTGCGCAGGTTCAGATTATTGACGATCACGTCCAGCCCCGCGATTGGGTCCGCGCGCAGCTTCTGCTCCATGCCGACATAGTTCGTGAGCGCGGTCTGGAGCGTGGTACCTTGGTCCGCGGCCATCTTGTGGAAGTGGCGGATCTTGGACATCTCGTCGAAGTCATTCTTGTAGACGCGGTAGGCCTTGACGAACTCCTCCTGCATGCGGCCGACCTCGCCGCGGACGCTCTCGGGCGCGGCGTGCCACTCCGCCTTGGCGCGCTCGGACATCCGCGACGGCGGCGTCGCGTAGGGCGCATTTGGAG